AAAAAAGGAACACATGGTTTGGTGGGCAAAACCAATCTGAAAAGATTATGACGCAAGCCGCCATGGTAATACATAAGGAGTTAATAGATGAAGGTGTATATCCTGACGCTGATCCTGATGAGTACTATAGTGAACTTGATGCTCGCATCCGTTCTGAGTTTCCTGAAAAATTCAAAGCAGCAAACACAGCGAAAAAAGTACAAGTAGTAGCGGGTGGAACGCGCACTTCCCCCAGTGGCAAACAGAAAGTCACATTGACTAAATCAGAAGTAGAGACTGCTAATAAGTTAGGAGTACCTTTACAAGAATATGCGCGACAAAAGATGCGCCGTGATAGTTCGGCGAGATAAGGAGTAGATGAATGACACAGGCTACTAAGACAACTCGAACAACGCGAGCCTCGGGTACTCGCAAAAAGACGTGGACTCCACCGAGCAAATTGGAAACTCCAAAAGCTCCAGAGGGTGTTCACTATAGATGGGTTCGACATGAACTCTTGGGTGATGATCACGCAGGAAATGTCCATGAAAGAACTCGTCAAGGATACGAGCCAGTTAGACCAGAAGAACTTGGCGGCGACTGGCAAGCGGATGTTTTAGACACAGGTAAACATGCGGGTATAGTTAGATCAGGTGATTTAATTTTGATGAAGGTTGATCAAGAAATTGTTGACCAAAGAAATGAATACTTTGCTAACAAAACCAAAGCACAAGAAGGAGCAGTCAACTCCGAGTTGCAAAAGAACAACAGCGCTGTTGCACCTATAAGCCAAGACGAACAGTCTTCCGTCTCAGTAGGCGGAGGAAGAAACGCAAAGTTTGAGGACTAATCGTTTGATTACCTCTGCTTTGCATAACAATAACAACGGAGGTAAAACATGGCATATGGTTTAAAGCCAGTTAAGCACGCTAAAGGTGGTATCGTAAGAACCAATAACTTTAGTGGTGTTAATGGTTACAGAATTGCTGCTACCGCTCCTAGTGCATTCTTCGAAGGCGATCTCGTGACTTTCTCAGCAGGTAACATTGTTACTGATATGGGAGCAGCTTCACCAGGCGCAGTCGTAGGTGTTTTCTGGGGTGCCGAATACGTTGACAACGCTTCAGGAGAAGTTAAGTTTGTCAGAAGTATTCCAGCTTCAACTGTAGCTAAAGACAAATACAAAGTGTACGTATATGATGATCCAGATATCATCTTCCAAATCGAAGCAGATCAAGACACAACAGCTCTTGCAGCTGCTGACGTAGGTAAGAACGTACAAATCGTAGCATCACCAACAGGTAGTGCTATCACACACAAATCAGGTCTTGTAGCAGATTCTAGCACAAAGAACACAACTAACACATTCCCACTAACTGTATTAGGTAGTGCGGAGTTAGATGATTCTTTTACATCAGCTGGAACATCTATGGATATTTTGGTGAAAATCAATACTCATCAATTTGGACTAGGCGCTACTGGCGTAACAGGAATATAATAGGAGGATAAATTATGGCTATATCAAGAGCACAAATCCTTAAAGAACTGGAGCCAGGGCTAAACGCGATTTTCGGAACTGAGTATAACAGATACGAAAATGAGCATGCCGTCTTGTTCGATGAGGAAACATCCAACAGAGCTTTCGAAGAAGAAGTACTCTTCCCAGGCTTTGGTAATGCAGGTGAGAAGTTCGAAGGTGCACCAGTATCTTACGCCGATTCAGGTGAAGGATATGTATCACGATACACTCACAAGACTGTAGCACTAGCATTCTCATTAACTGAGGAAGCTATGGAAGATAACTTATATGATAAGTTGTCAACCAGACTAACTAAAGCTTTAGCAAGAGCAATGGCTTCTGCTAAGCAACTTACTGCAGCTAACGTGTATAACAATGCATTCAGCGGTTCATACACAGGTGGTGACAATCAGCCGTTAATTTCTAACGCGCACCCACTACAAAACGGTAGCAACGGTTCTAACAGACCTGCTACTTATGCGGACTTATCTGAGACATCTTTAGAAACAGCATTAATTGATATTGCTGGATTTACAGATGACAAAGGTATCCCTGCTGCAATTCAAGGTAGAACCTTACACATCCCAAGACAATTGGTGTTTGTTGCAGAAAGACTAATGAAGTCTCCAAACCGAGTTGGTACTGCTGACAATGACATCAATGCGATCAACTCTATGGGTATGCTTCCTGGTGGATACTATGTAAACCATAGATTCACAGACACAGATGCATTCTTCATTAGAACTGACGCTCCTAATGGTACAAAGATGTTCAACAGAGCAGCGATGAATACCAAGATGGAAGGTGACTTTGAAACAGGTAATGTACGATACAAAGCCAGAGAAAGATACAGCTTCGGCTGGTCTGACTGGAGAGGTGTCTACGGAAACCAAGGTGCTTAATCACTAATTTGGATAGGGGGTTTACCATAAAGGTGCCCCCTTCCTTTAACTAATAACAACCATAGACTGCAAAAGCAGACTATATAAAAAAAGGAGTATAGACTATGGGAACAACAACTTTCTCAGGACCAGTAGTGTCCAACAACGGATTTACATCTACTTCAATTGCGTTTGATGATCTGCCAACAGCTTCTGAAAACACAGGAAGAATTATCTTTTGCTCTGATGCATTAAAAGCTTCTGAGACAACAGGTAATGGTACAGGAAACTTAGTATTTTCTGACGGTTCTAACTGGATTAGAGTAGATACTGGCGC